TCAGACTTCTTATTCTGTCATACATGATTCCAGCCTGATTTTGTGTAGGTGCTGCTATTACTATTGTACACTCATGCTTTACAGTCTTTAACATAAGTGGTGCAAAGAATGCAAAGTGTATAGCTTTTACTGCCGTAGACATGGTTTTACCCACCTGTCTTCCACTTCTATACACTATGAATCTGTCCTGACAGTCAACATACTTTACATTATAGTCAAACAGTTTGTGACCTAAGAATATGTCACTGAACTTGCTAGGGGATTTTGCACAATCTGCTATTGACTGCATGAATTCTATTCTTTCCTGAGTCTCCTCCTTGGTCGGTCTAGCCATCTTTTTTCTGTGCCTTTATCTGTCGGAATATGCTTTCAATGTCACCCTCTTTTGAAAATTCTTTTTTCTCAGTAATTGTAATTTTACTGTTGAGGTCATTCATTGATTTTACAATGTTTAACAATGTATTAATTTCACTCTTACTGTTTCTATCTGGTACGTTGCCGTCAAACTTGGCTTGTGTCAAAGTCATAAGTACATTTTCAAATGTAAGTTTTGCAACCATGTCTATCATGTTTTTCAAATCCTCTGGATTTCTAGTATCTAATTCATTTATGAAACTAATGAAATCTTTGCGAATACCACAAACTGCTCCCTTTTCATATTTAGGACATTTGCCATTTCCACCTTCTTCAACTGACTTGTAGACACATTGATCACATAGTGCTGGTATGTTTGCTTCCTTGAAATGCTTTGCACTATTGAATGGAGATATGGTTTTTCTCTTGTCTTCCACGACTATATCGGTATTGCCAACAGGCTTTATCTTGAAAATATCGTCATTTTTATCCATTATATAACAGTTTTTTTAACTTGTTTATAAAGTTTTTTTAATCTTCAAAACTGGCTCTATTATCTTCAAAACACATACTAGCATAGTCACACATGCCGTCACAGAGGAAACACTTGGTTCTTTCTGGTAATGTTTTGTTAGTCAGAGAGTCTTTGATATTGTTTGACCTTTCAATCATGTCAATCAAAGTTTCTTCTACTGGTTTTAACTTGAATGATATTGTAACTGGCTTGTCTCTCTTGTCTTTTTCAATTCTGTTTGAAATGTATATCACACATCCAAAGTCAGCATCAATGTCATAGCATTTTTTTAACAGTACACGGTATCTGTTGATCTGATCCTTGTGAGAGTCACTTGCTTTGCTTGTTGACTTTGAAAAGTAATCAATACTTCCTGTGGTTTTTTTGTCACATATAACCCACTTATCACCAACTTTCATCAAGTCGTCTATACTGCCATATATAATATCTAGCTGTCTAGGATCGTCTAATGGTATTTTTTTAGATTCCTCATAGGTCAATGCTTCATCTCTTACATAATCATATGCAAGAAACATCTCATGGTGTTCATCTTTTGCCAACTGTGAGTTGCTATGAACTACCTGACCAAAGTATAATGACTTTGTGCTTTCAGTATTCATTCCAGTCCTAGGTAAAACCTTGCCATAGATTACATTACGCATACATGGTTTGATAATGTCACTGACATGTATTACACCAAGCCTTTCTGTTGCCATAGCTTCCATCTGGGCTCGTCTAAACTGAAAATAAATTTCCTCGTTTACATCATCAATTTTTAACATATGATTTATAATAGAAGGGTATATTTATGTGTTACCAAAACTTCACTTTATGAAACGGACATTTGCTTTCTCCTACAATGTTTTTTTTGCGTTCATGTCTACTTTTTAAAATTAAATGTCTTAATCCTTTTACCATTGTATATCTTGATTTAGTACAGTATTTTATTTGTTGTTTCATATCCTCAGTTTCCATATACTTTAAAGTATATTTTTCATCCATATTTTCTGAATTAAACATGATGTATTGTAAAGGATCACCTTTCTTTATTATGAAATCTTTAGTAGTATCTAACCATTCATATGCACATCCTAACGGTCTTTGCCAATCAAAAATATTCCACTGTCCTGATATAAGCCTAAATGTATTGTTCATATGATAGAATGGTGGTAATGCTGTAATAGTACATGGTTTATCTGTCATAAAAACATATGATGTTCCTAACTGTATTACAGGATGTTCTGTATATTCTTCATATCTATGACCTATTATATCCATAAAATATTCTTGACTTATAGAAGATTTTTCTTTAATTAGAGTTATTTTTTTATTTTCATATTTTAATCTTATATCCCAAGGAGATTCAATTACAAATATTCTATCACTTAGATCAGTTATACCCATACATTGTAATTCAGTTGAGTTTTTGTACTTTTTATTTGTAAAAGTTCTTAATGATATTGGTTTTTCATAAGAAAATTTATCATCATGTATTAATGTCCATCCAACATTCATACATTTATAATTCTTTTTGTATATTTATGTGTTTAGTATGATCCTATTCTGTCACAACCACATACACCGTCACCATCTGATTCTCCAGTCAAAGGAATCGGATATGTGCAACCAGTATTTTCCTCATGTGTTTGTTGTGGGTGTCCACAATATTTACATTCTCCACCTACTAAAATCTTTATAGATCCCATTAGTAACTATCCTCAATAGTAAAATTAAAGGTTTCTGACTGTTCTGTCATAATTCCACTTGCATTATATAATTCAATTTCTCCTTCCCATATACCTGCATTTGCAATAACAGTATCAGTTGCAGATAATATGTATGACACTTCTCCTGTTGACCTGTTAGAATATGTTGCTGCACCATTGATAATACTTGTACCATCTGGTTTCCATACCTTCCATTTGGCAGTAGCATAAGTTGATGTATCAGATAAGTTCTTAGCCACGCCTGATGCATCTGTAATATTAAGTACCACACTGGATCTAGCACCTGCTTTGACTATAAATTCAATATTTCTACCTTTTAAGTTCATGGACATGATATAAATCTAACCTTTATTATTTAAATAGTTATCGGCTATCTCCCTTAGAGGTATCTGTGCCTTTACTTAGTTTAGCAGTATTGTTAGACACATTCAACCTTACAGTTCTATTTATACGAACTATAGCCCATCTAATATGCTGTGCAATCTCACTTATATGCAATGATTCGTTAATTATTCTTACAAGGTTTCTATATTTACCATCAAATTCTACCAATGATAAAGATTCATTAACATATTTGACTAGGATAAGTGTCTTTGATAATCCTTCAGATACTGACAATGACTCGTTGACATATCTTAACATGTTTCTAGCATTTGCTAATGTCTCAGATACTGACAATGACTCGTTGATATATCTTACCATGTTTTGTAACCTGTTGTTTGATTCGTTTAATGACATTGATTCATTCTTAATTCTTAACATGTCCATGTTATGATTTTCTGTCTCAGATGACTGTACAACATCATTGGAATATCTAAACATATTTTTAATTCTATTAACAGTTTTTGTTATCTGTAATGTTTCATCTATTACACGGAACATGATTCTAGCATTTCCATCAAATTCTATCACAGATATTGTCTCATTCAATGTTCTATACATGACCTTTGGATTGAGAAGTGACTCACTAAGTGATACCGTATCTGATATGCTTCTGATTAAACCTTTAAGTCTTCCAGCATTTTCTGTCTCTTGTACAGTCTCGTCTAATTTTCTGGTCATATCTCTGTATCTGTTGTTGGATTCTGTCTCCTGTAATGTCTCATTGAACAACTTGACAATATTCATCAACCTGTTGAATGTCTCAGATGACTGCTCTGTTTCGTTTATGCTTATTGACAAACCTCTGAATATGGTTTTTGCTTCTGCCAAACTCTCTGTCTCTGTGATCATTTTTAGTATGTTCTTTATTCTGTTTATTCCTTCACCAAGACTTTCAGATTCATTGATCATTCTAGCCATGTCTCTAACTTTATTAGTCGATTCATTTAATGCAAATGACTCTGTGACAGTTCTAAACATAGCCATGTTATGGTTCTCTGTCTCAGATGACTGTAAAACTTCATTGATTGCCAGTAATATTGCTCTTACCAAACCATCAAACTCTGCAATGGATTCACTTTCGTTTAATGTCAATGATATATCTTTTCTTCTTAACAATGATTCAGTTGATTGAAGTGTTTCATTTAATATTTTTACAATTTGAGTTGTTACATCAAATACATTTATTTGAAATACATTTCTATCAAATACAGTTCCACCCCATTCATCCTGAAATACATTGTTTTGAAATGTATTTGTTTGAAATACTTTTGATACTATAGCCACTACAGTTCAGTCCAAGTATTATTGTATAAGACGTACTCTTTGTTTAGGTCAGTATCATAATATATTGCACCGTCTTGAACGTTTAATGATGTTGTTGCTACACCGTCACTACCTATTACTGTAGCATTAGTTCCAGAGTCATAAGAACCTGATCCATCATTAAAGAAATTAACCTGAGATATTGCATCTGATGTGTTAGTCCACTTGTAAACTACTTCTGACCTATTAGGAGCATTTCCTGCTCCTGTTGAATTTCTTCCATTTAAATGACCTATACCTAATTTTTCTTCTGATGCTACATTGAAAAAATAACCAATCCAAAAACTATCATTTCCTTGTTGATAATGTTGTTGATTCCATAAGTTACTA